TTCCGGCGGCGTCCTCGGTCAGCTGACCTTTCATGTGGGCAAACCACTTTGCAAATTCGCTTTCAAAAGCCTCCTGATCTGCAAGCGCGGTGTCGGACAGTTCGCTGAACCACGTTTCGTACTGTTTCTGCATCACGGTCAGGTCGATGCCCTTGAATTTGCAGTACACGTACCCGCACAGGTCAGAATCCGCGCGCTTGTCGGTAATCATGCTGGAGGTGATCGCGGTAGCACCGGCAGGAACGCGGACATAGTACAGGCACAGATCGTATGTTTCGGCGTCACGAATGTAAGCGGGGGCAACCGGCGTAATGGCAGGCGTACCAGCCACGACCATTGCGTGAATATCCCGCGTGTTTACATCGCGGCGGACAACAACCGTGTCAATACGGTCAAGCGCGCCGTCGGCATAGCCGAACGTAAGCACAAGCGGGCCGTCGTTCTTGTAGTGGTAGCCGTTCACAATAGCCCAGCCTTCGCCCAGCTGCGCGGTCATGCCGCCCGCCGGGGTAAGGGTCAGATCACCTTGCTGGCACACGCCGGAATGGAACAGAATATCCGTTGTGGCGGCGGTATCAGCGGTGGTATATTTTCTGTCCCCATTGTGCGAGGGGAAGAATCCACTCCATTCACCCATTTATAAATCCTCCAAATCTAAGGTTTCGGATTTTGTTTTGCCTGTGACCGGGTAGACGGTAACGCCGCCGTTTTCGTAGATTTCCTCAACTTCGGTCACGCGCTCGGTCAGGGTCTTGCCGATGGTGGAATCGCCGGTGGTTACTTTGTCGCCTAAATCCCAATCCTCGGTGTAGACAAAATTTTCAACGTCGGTCGCCGTGCCGGTGAAGTTCTCGGTCTTGATGTGGTCGAACAGCGCCCAGCCGCATTGTGTTTTCAGTTCGTCGCGGTATGCCGAATCAGTCTTGCCGTCCGGGGTCACGCTGGAGGCATCAACATAGCACACCCGCTTGCGGCCGCCTTTGGAACGGTCAATGGAAACAATGGTGCCGTCGCTGCCGCGCGCATACGCAACATTGCAATGGTCGGATTCATCAAGGCTGTATTCAGCGTCGATGAAGTTCTGAAATTCATCCGTGAAATAGACGACCGGGTTGTCCGTCTGCTCGGCGCTGTGGTCTGCGCCCTCGTACACCTGAAACGTGAATTTTTGTTCCGTGCTGTACAGCAGACGAAAGCCCAGGCCGTATGCTTTGGCAACGGCGGTCATTGCTTTCAGCGTGTTTTTGAAATCCAGCTGTATTGTGATGGCGTCGCCTGTGGGCAGGTCGGCGCGGTCAACAACCAGTTCAGGCACAGAATCGCGGGCATCTTCGGCAAGCTGGCACAGGATTTCAGCCGGGGTGCCGGTGTAGCTTTTCAAGCCGATTACAAGCGCCATGCCGAAATAGATGGACAGCATACGCGCCGACACGGTAAGTTCGTAGCCCTTGATGTCAATGCCCATCACGCGGGCAGATTCCTTGCGGTCAACCCGGCGCAGAATGACACCGGGCTGCAACAGGGCTATGTTTTCCTCGGTGGCGTACAGGTGCAGTTCTACCTCGCCCGGTTCCCAATAACGCCGACGCCAGCGCAGGGAAGAAAACAGGTCAATCACGCCCAGAAATTCACCGCTTTCGGCAAACACATATAATTCCATAAGCTATACACCCCAATGGGCGGGCGTACTGGAAACAACAACCTCCAGATTGCCGATGCCGCTTCCCGCGTCATAGCGGAATACGTTGTCACCGGGTTCCGCTTGCAGCCATGTGGAGCCGTACACCCACAGATTATTTGCGCTTTTTTCAACGCCGTTTTGTTTCAGCTTTACCCGTTTGTTTTTCAACCCTGTTGTTACGGTCAGCACATCACCCGCGTGCATTTCACACAGGATTTTGAACCCCTTTTGGCGCTTGACTTCAAACAGGCTGGGGTTGTATACAGTGCCGGTCGCCTTGAATTGCACGGTCAGCCCGCGCGTAACATTGCTGCTGTTTTCAATGGTGACAACGAGGTTGGTGCGCTTGGTCGTCATTTCAAAGGGTTCATCGGGTATTTCCATGACATCGTCCGGCCACTCAATAAGCCCCTCCCATGTAGCCATTTCCACGCGCTCATCGGTAATATCCTTGAATTGCGGGTCGGGGCACATAAGGCTGATCGTTGCCTTGCGCTGCTGGCCGGTAGGGTCAACATCTACAAATTCGGGCACATAGTCGATCTTGCGGGTGACGTCGCCGTCGGTAACGTACAGGGTGCCGGTTTCGCGTGGGAGGAAAAAGCTGTACAGCCTTTCCCGCATAGCGCGGTGGTTGTCCTTAATCCAGCAGTAGATCACAATGTTCCGCTTGGCGGCGGTGCTGGATTTATAAATTTCGCCGTCCTGACCGCTGCCTTTTTCGGTTTCAACCTCAAATTCGGATTTTGTAAGGCCGTCCACGTCGTCCAACCACAGCGGCCAGCGGTAGCCGATGACGATACTTTCCCCGCCGCGCTTGCAGGTCAGCAGGAAATTTCGCATAAAATCACCCCTTTAACTTGGCAAGCAGATCGCGGGTTGCAAAGCGGGTCTGCCGCGCGGTTTCGCCGGGCGACAGCGCTTGCGGGCTGGTTATGTTGACAGTCTGGTTCATGGTGGTGTTGTTGGTAACTGCCCCTGCGCCTGCGTCTGCGGTGGCAAGCGGCGAACCGTTTACCATAACCGCCATGCCAGCGGTGATACCGTCGAGGGTCTTTTGCAGGTACGGCATAGCGCCGCGCATGGCGTCGGCGTAGCCGTGGATAAAATCAACCGGCCACTTCTCGTAATCGCGCAAGGGGCCTTCGTCCGGGCGGGAAAAGTGCAGCATACTACGGATGTTTTCGGCAATGCCGCGCACCTTTTCCACCACAGCGTTTGCGGCGGACGTGATACCGCGCGCCAAGCCGTTGATGAAGTCAGAACCCCATTGCACAGCCTGCGCGGGCAGTGCCTTGATGTAAGTGATTGCCTGTGTAATACAGCTGACGGCGGCATTGTAGACCGCCCCGGCAACGCTGGTAATGCCGTTGGCAAGGGCATTGAACATACTGCTGCCGATGCTCGCAAGCGTACCGGGCAACCCACGGAAAAAGCCTAAAATGCCATTCCAGATGGATTGTACGGTGTTGCTGATACCTTGGCACACGCTGCTGACGATAGACAGCAGCCCATTCCACGCGGCAGAAACCGCGCCGGAAATTGCCGACATTGCCCCGCTGATAACCGCGTTGATGCCGTTCCAAATCGCTTGTACGGTGCTGCTGATCGCGCTGCAAACCGTGCTGATTGTAGACAGCAGACCATTCCATGCGGCGGAGACTGCGCTGACAATGGCATTTGCAACGCCGCTGACAACCGCCTTGATGCCGTTCCAAATGCCGGAAACAGCGTTGGACAACGCCGACAGGATATTGGAAACATCGCTTTTCAGGGCAGTAAAATCGCCGGTGACTAAATCGCAGATCACCAACACGACGCCCAGCACAAGGGTTTTGATGTAGTTCCAGACGTTAGAGAAAATCTCTTTGATACCGTTAAAGGCGGTCGTCACACCGTCGCCGATGGTGCCCCATACCGCTTGCAGATTGCTGGCGATAGTGGAAACAATACCGCTGACAACGGCTTGAATTGCGCCCCACACAGCGGAGAAAACAGCCTGAATTGCACTAAGCGCTGTGGAGACAGCGCCGGTAATGCCAGCCCATGCCGCTTGCAGACCGCTGGCAATGGCAGAAACAACGGTGCTGACCGTTGTTTGAATCGCGTTCCACGCGGCGGAAAATCCAGCCTGCATACCGGCAAGAAACCCCTGTATGCCGCTGATTGCGCCGGAAACAACGCTTTTGATGGCTTCCCACAGTCCTATCCAGAAATTGCGGAAAGCCTCGCTTTTGTTCCACAGGGTTACAAATGCCACTACCAGTGCCGCAATGCCTGCCACAATCAGCACAACAGGATTTGCGCCAGATAGCAGACCAAACAGCCCGGAAATAGCGCCCTTTACTTTGCCGACGGTGGAGACGATCTCCGGCGCGGCTTTCAGCACACTTCCCACGCTCGACACCAACTTGCCTATAAATAGCAAGACCGGCGACAGCACGGCAATGATACCGCCCACGGTCAAGATCACTTTTTGGGTGGATTCGTCCAGACCGCTGAATTTCTGCACAAGCCCGGAAACGCCCTCAATGATCTGCGTGATAACCGGCAACAGGTTATCCATCAGGTCAATCGCGTTGTTTTTCAGTTCGTTCAGCGCTTTTGCAAATTTCTGGCTGGTGGTGTTCGTCACCTTTGCAAAGGCGGTGTCGGTGGCACCGGCGCTTTGCTCCATCGTCTGCAAAATTTCGTTGTAGTCGCTGCCGCTGTTGCGCGCAAGCACCATGGCGGCGGAACCGCCCTCCACACTGCTGAACATATCTTTCAGAGTCTTGCCGTCCTTGGCGGCGGCATCAGAAAGCATATTCAGAATATCGGAGGTGGAATTGCCATCGGCTTTCAGGTCTGCAAAGCCCTTGCCGGTCAGTTCCCGCAAGGTGGTATCCGTAGTGCTGCCGGACTTGGTAAGTTCGTTCAGCATGGATTTCAGGTAAGTGCCGGATTCGGCGGTGGCAATACCGTTCTTGGTAAGCAGCGCATAAGCCGAGGATAACTCGGTCATATCGTAGTTGGCAGCTGCCGCCACAGGTATGACCTTGCCCATGCTGGAGGCAAGCTCGTCAACGGTGGTTTTACCCTCGTTCTGGGTGGCAATCAGCAGATCGCTGATTTTGCTTGCATCTTCGGCTTGCAGCTGGTAGCCGTTGATTGCGGTTGTCATAACGTCCACGGCTTTTGCGGTGTCGGTAAAGCCGCCCTTTGCCAGCTTGACAGCGGAGGTCGTAAAATCTACGGCATCGCCCGCGTCCACGCTGGCGGAAATGGCGCTGTACACAGCCTCGGAAAAGTCGTTGACAGACACGCCGGTTTCGCTGCTGGCCGCCATGATGTCGGCCTTGTACGCATCAAAATCGGTGCTGGATTCGTCCAACAGGGTACTGACCTTGGCAAAGGCATCTTCAAAGTCTGCCGCCAGCTTTACACCGGCAACGCCTGCGCCCGCCACAGCAGCGGACACCGGCGCAAGAGCCTTGCCTACGCCGCTAATACCGTCTCCGATAGTCTGCATTTTATCGCCGACGACAGCCAGCTTTTGTGCTGCCACATTGGATTTTCCAAAAGCATCGGTAAGGTTATCAATGCGCAGTTTGGTTTCTTCGATTTCGCGGCACAGTTTGCGGTATTCCTCTTGGTTGATTTCGGTGCCGTTCTTCATTTCATCGTCGGCAGCCTTTTTTGCTTGCTGTAATGCCGCTAATTTGTCCTTGCTGGC